GTCCTGGGGGGAGGGAGAGATTGAGTACCCCCCGATACCAGAAAATTCACCTATCAGCCTCTGTATAGGACACAACACAGTAGTCTCTAGACGAAGACAAGATGGTTGTGTTCCCTGCGGGAACTACCTTGGATGGGTAACATGCTAGAACGTGGTTGTCTAGCAGCCAGCATACTGGAACAGAGGAAAAGTGAAGGCAGGTGGTTTGTAAGTAATGGAACCCTGGTGAAATTCGACAAAGAGGTCACCTCACCAGCGGCTGTCCTCCGCTCAGGATGTTCGGAGAGACGTACACCACGGCGGAGTAGCAGCGGGCGGGGTAACGGCTCGTGAACGCAGGACGGCTGCTCCTCACCCAGCGGTGGTTCCCTCGCCGGAGTTGGCGCATCACCACCCGGAACGCCTCGTAGGCCGTCCCAAGCCTGTACCTCGCGTCGTAGATGTCGACGCCCATCACTTTCTTGGCCACCCGCTTCTTCATGGAGTCACCTCGAGGCCGTCCTTGTACCTGTGCTGCTCAGAGACGACGAGCACCCAGACCTCCGACGCCTCGTTGTCTACACCAACAAGAAAGAGCTGTCGGCCTGACAGAGGGCGCCTCGTGTCCATGTCGATGCAGCGTGCGCACACAAGGGCGTGCCACTTGCCGCATCGGCCGTGAGGCTGCCGGCTCTCTACCTCCTTCTCCACCGCCTCGTCTCCGCCCAGCGGCGAAAGCAGTTCTGGCATTGGACCACCATGAACATGCCTCCGGAGAACGCTCCGTGAAGTTTCTCGCCGCACGTGCAAGGCTTATCATTCGACGACACCAGACCGCTCATCTTTTGCCTGCCTTCATGTCAGCCTCTCGAAAATGGCGTAACCGTTGCGCATCCGCATGTGGGAATAGTCGTGACTGCCGCGTGTTGCTTTCATTGTTTCCAGGGTGTATCGTTCCGTCAATCACTGGAGGCGACGAGATGGCACAGTTCACTGTGAAGTCATGGTACGAAGGTCAGGATGGCGCCACTGTATTTGACGCTCCGTCTCCACGCGACGCGGCGGTACTTTGGGTGCAGGCTCACTTGGCTTCTGTTGACACAGAGTCAGGCCACATAGCCGAAGTGGTCGACAAGGTCGGGCACCGCCGGTTCTTGTATCGCGTGGTCAGCAGCGGAAGCGAGTTCGCTACGGTTGACGTTGACCTGGTCTAGCTCGACGGGCCTTGGCGACACGGAGGGCGTTCTCTCGCCCGAACCCGTGCTCCTGTAGGTACCGCTTCACCTCGTCGACGTGGACGTACCAGTGCTTCTTTGGCAACGTCCCGTCGCGGCGTCCGTTGTACTCCGCGGGCCAGAAGCTGTGCCTGATGCCGTTGAGGATGCCAGACTCCAGCATCTTCCGTACCGTGATCACACTGCACCCGACAGCGAGCGCAGCCTCTGGTGTCTTCAGCCACTTCCCGCTCAGGACATCCTGGCGGTTGATTCGTAGCTCCCGCATGGCGTTCAGAATGGGATGTCGTCGTCACCGCCGACCGGCGGCTCCTGGTCCTTGAGCGTAGACTTGGGCTTCACCATCGTCACGTTCATGGCCACGTTCTCTCCGAAGTACTTCCCCTTCCACTCGCGGCCACCTAGCTTTCCGGCCACCTTGACGATGTGCCCCTTGCCCTCGCCCTGCCACTTGGAAGCCAGCCCGCCGAACAACTTCACCGGCACGTACTGCGGCCACTTCCCAGGCACCTCGAGCACCATCGTGACGATCTCCTTCCCGCCCTTCGTCACGAACACCTCGAAAGAGGCGATCTCACCCACAACCTCAAACTTGTTCTCGCTGCTATCCGTTTCCATCTCTCTCCTTTAGGCGTCTCCGCCTTTTGTTAGTCGCCATAGGTTGGCGATTTCCCAAAGGGCCTCGAGGACTTCGTTGAGCTCCGTCCCCACGCTGCACGGGAATGGCACCTTCACCTTCTTCCCAAGCGCCTTCTGCCTCACCTTGCCAAGAAATGACTGGCACTTGTCGCAGTCCTCTGCGTGCTGCTCCAACTCACCGTACAGTTTCCAGAAGATCGGATGCTTTCGGCCTGTCCTCAAGATTTCCCTCGCGTCGATGACACTATCCGTTTCCGGCGCAGTCATCTTCGCTCTGGTCTTCGTCCGCAGACTTCTTCGCGTCCAATAGCCGCATGGCGATGGCCATCAGCTCGTCCTCTGGCACGAATACTGTGGCGTCCTTCACCGTCAGCACGACGCCGTTTTCAGTGGCGTCCTTGAACACAATGCCAAGCCCTGTCTCCGCGTTGGCGATGTACTTCGTTCCCTTGAGCACGACTCGTGCGTAGGAGATGTTCACTGCTAGTCTTCCTCCTCGTCGGAGGAGACATTGTCGAAGGATTCTGCCCTTGAGTCCAGAACTTTGGGCTCCATCAGCTTGAGCATCTCGATAGAGAGCCCAATGGCCTGGAGACGTGTCTCGTTTCTCACGGCAGGGTCCGCGGACTCCACGATGCTTCTGAGGGTCGCGATACATGATTCCTTCAGCTTTACCGCATTCTCTTCTACATGTCCCGCGATGTGCTCAAACCGGAGTGACATCTCTGACACGGCTTCGTTCAGGGCATTGAGACGATCTCTCTTCTGAGCGATCCGAAAGTCGTACCGAATCTCTACGTTCCTACGCTCTTGGCCCTCTTTATCCAGGTACTTCAGCTTGGAGACGAACGCGTGATCGTCCAGGAGCTTGGCTGCCAGGTTGCGACGTTCAGACTCTGCTTTTGTCGCCTGCAGCGCCTTGTACTCGTCGGATTCCTTGTACGACTTCAGGACGTCGTTAAAGACCTTGTCTTCCGCCCTCGCCCGCTCGCGCGCTTCGTTGACGGCTTCCTGCTCGGTCTTTGGCATGCGTATGCAACCCTCCTGTCGCCCTGAGGTGTTGACAAGGACGTTACCACGTGCTTCCATTGGAAGCAAGTGGAGACTAAAGATCCTGGCGTGCTGCTGCTGCCTCCTGTCGACGAGGAACACGCCTCGCCGGCGGAGGAGACGCGCCTGGAGTCACAGAAGGAGCTCCCGCTTTCGGTTATCTCTCGCTCCCAGCGCGGAATGGCCGCCGCGATGAAGCTGCACGACGAGATCCGCCTGGGCTCGTCGAAGATCATCAAGATGGCCCTCGACGGGTCGCGGATCGACGACGACAGCCCCAAGCCGGCCAAGTGGAAGGACCGCCACTACCGCGTCGCCAAGGACGCCAGAAAGCCTCTCAAGGAGCGCCCCATCTACCTTCAGATCGCCTTGGACAACCACAAGGCGTATATCGCTGCCGACTCCAACAAGGACATGAACCCGCAGCTGAACGCCAATGTGGTCAATGTATACGTCGACCAGCGGGTGTACGACGTGAAGGACGTGAAGAGTTGACGACAGAGATCAAGGAAGGGACCGCGGTGCGGTCTACTAATGATGGGCAGGCGGGCAAGCTGGTGCAGACCGATGACGGGCTTATGGTCCGCCTCGACCGCGCCGCTCAGGAGATCGTGGTTCCGTACCACCCGCACGCCTGGTTGCCGGCGGGACGAGCTGCTCTCGGCACCATGCAGGTGGCCAAGATCCAGTACGCCGCGGACTGCGCCTACCGGGAGGTCCATGGCGAGTACCGCGTGGCGGACTGGCTATCCCTCGACGACAAGGCGCGCAGGACGTTCGCTGACCTTGGGCCGAACACCGACGACCAGGTCCGCCTCCTTATATACGACGCCCTGAAGGAGCTTTTGAAGTGAAGCCGACCGTCATCCGCGGGCTCTCGCAGAGGCCGGTTTCCACCAGGAGCCTGACGTTCTGGGTGAACCGGGAGTGCCTGCCGGTCCTCTCCCAGTGCCGCGAGGCGTTGAACTACAAGGGGATGGCGCAAGCCCTGGCGACCACCGATGGAGCCGGGACATGGACCACCCTCTGGATCTCGGACCAGATGCCGACCGATGCCGTGTGGCTGGTCGAGGTCACGGCGGTTGGCCGGGGGTCTACGGCTCGCGCCGTGTACACCATGGTTGCCTCGTGCGAGTCGACCTCAGCCGTCGTCTCTGACCTGGGGTACACCATCATCTCGGCGCATGAGTCGAGCGGGGACGAGGACTGCTCCATCCGCTCGTCCGTCGACGTCTCCGGGCGGACGATCTCCATCGAGGTGCGCGACGAGGCGACCGAGGCGATGGACTTCGTCGGAGTCATCTCGGTGACAGAGGCCACGTGACGTACGACCCGTCGCCCGTCCAGAAAGAGTTTCACTCGCTTGGCGTAGACGAAGCTCTTTTCGGCGGGTCGGCGGGACCTGGCAAGTCTTTGACGCTCCTCATGGAGCCGCTCTCGCAGATCGTCGTCGAGCACCAGCGGTGCGCGGCTGGAGAGCTCAAGTGGGGGCGAAGCACCGGGCGTTGCCTGCACTTCCGGCGCGAGATTCCTCGCCTCGAGGAGTCCATCACCAGGTCGAAAATGTACTACCCAGATATCGACCCCGGGGCGCGCTGGGAAGAGCAGAAGCATACGTGGACGTTCTCGTCCGGGTACAAGGTGCAGTTCGCGCACATGAAGGACGCCGACTCCTTCATGAACTTCCGTTCTATTCAATGTACGATGCTCCTATTCGACGAGCTCATCGAGTTCGAGCGCGACCACTACGACCAGATGGTGACCCGCGTCCGCTCGACGGACCCTGTGTTGCGGAAGATGCTCAAGGTCAGGTCGGCATCCAACCCGGCCCCAGGATGGGTCCGTGAATACTTCGTCGACCCGGCCCCACAGGGGCGCGTGGTCTTGCGCAAGTCGCTCAAGCTGAACGACGGCTCCGTCGCTGAGCGTACGCGCATCTTCATTCCCGCACGGCTATCGGACAACCCAGACAAAGAGTATCGCCGTCAATATGAGATCAACCTGCAGGACAAGCCAGCTCACATACGAGCTTCTCTTCTGCATGGGGACTGGTACGTCGTTGCGGGAGCCTTTTTCGCAGAGGAGTGGGACCAGGAGCGGCACATCATCAAGCCGTTCCGCATCCCTCGTGATTGGCGCAGGTTCCGCTCTGGAGACTGGGGATACAAGTCTCCTTGCGTGATTCTGTGGTGGGCGGTCACTCCTGACAACGAACTGATCTGCTATCGAGAGAGGACGTACCAGCACAAGACGGCGGTACAGGTGGCGGAGCGGATCAAGAAGATCGAGCAGGACGCTGGGGAATGGGACGAGCGGCGCGACATCTCAAGGTGCATCGGCCCCATGGATACCCAGTTGTGGGAAGAGCGTGGTCACACCGGCCCGTCCATGTTCTCGGACATGAGCACGCTCGGCGTGACGTGGACGAAGGCAAACAAGAAGAGCCGCGCCACGAACGCTCAGAACGTGATGACCAGGCTCAAGTCCAGGGGCCTCAATGGCCGTCCTGGGATCATGTTCTTCGACAACTGCAAGGGGTGCATCGAGACGATCCCAGCGATCCCAACCGATAAGAGCGAGCCGGAGGAGCCGCTGAAGGGCGGAGCTGACCACCACTACGACGCCGTCTCCTACGCGTGCTCGCACTTCGTGATGCCGACTGAGAAAAACGAGAGCTTCCTCGACGACGACGACTTTGAAGACGAACTTGCCCAGGAGCGGGAGCGCCGCAAGGGGCAGTATGGATACGGAGGATACTGATGGCCAACGACGAGAATGAGATCCAGCTCACCGACGACGAACCCGTTACCGACTTCCAGGCAGAAGAGGCGGAGGCGCGGGAGGTGGACCTCGACGAGGACGAGGCCAAAGATCAGAGCCTCTCTAAGTTCGACCCCGACTCTCCCAACCTGGTCCCATTCTACGAGGGCAGCGAGAAGGGGCGGCAGTTCCTCGAGGAGCTGGCGCGCACGGTGGTAGACGACTTCGACCGGGCGTGGGAGTCGAGCGAGGAGTACCGGGAGAAGCGCGAGGAGCACTACCGGATCATGACGGGATTCTTGAAGACCAAGAGCTTCCCGTTCGAGGGGTGCGCCAACGCGCACGCCCCGCTGATGCTCGAGCGGCTCCTGCGGCTCTCGTCCAATCTGTTCGCTGAGATCTTCACCGACCACGATACCGTGTTCGCGGTTTCGCCCACCGGGCCAGACGATACGTTCACGGCCGACATCCTGAGCCGGCACGGAAACTGGCAGATCAAGAACATCCTCACGGATTTTCTCCGCCAGCATCACCGCGGCCTGCAGGAGTTCGTCGCAATCGGCAGCGTCTTCTGCCACAGCTATTACGACGACGTGGCCCAGCGGAACCGGCACGACATCCTGACGTGTGACGAGTTCGCCATTCCCTATGTCTGGGTCACGACCGAACCGGACATGAGCGACGTGCCGTACAAGGTGAAGATCATCCGCAAGTACCGGCACGAGCTGCAGAGGCTGAAGAAGGTGTGGTCCGGGATCGAGAAGGTGCTCGACGGCGAGCCCCCGGAGCCGCATGAAGACCCGGATGTCTCTGCACGTGAAACGGTCGCCCAGAGTGAGGGGTTCAAGCCGACAGACGGTGACCCGAACGCGCCGTACAAGTTCCTGCAGTACGACGGATGGGCCACCCTTCCCGGCGAGGAAGATCTGCGCCCGGTCACCGTGATCGTAGACTACCGCACCCATGCGGTGTGCAGGCTCTTGATCCGTGAGGAAGAGGACTGGCGCGACCGCGCCCGCTTCGACCGCCAGACGGCTGAATTTCAGCAGTGGCAGCAGGACATGGAGATGTTCAACGGCAAGTCGATGCAGGAGCAGCAACTCCGGCAGCGTCTGATGATGCCGGATGTCCCTCCCGACGAGAGCGAACTGCTCCTGTCTCAACTCGACGCCTTCATGCACCAGCCGCCGCAGAAGCCGACCTGGATGAAGACCCAGGAGCACATGACCCGCGGCCCGGACCCGGTTCGTCGGGTGCCGATGGAGATGTTCTCCCACGGCGTCTGCATCGAGAACCCGATGGGGGCGCTCGGCATCAGCTACGGCTCCATCCTGGCCGACGAAAACAAGATGGCCGACGAGGCGCTCAACCGCTTCTACGACGCCGCCACCTTGGCCAACGCCTGGGGGCTCGTGATCCCGGAGGGCCTTAACATCGACTCGGGCTCTATCCCATTCGGTCCCGGCAAGGTCACGCGGGTGCGGAACGTGTCGGGCGCCGATCTGCGACAGAGCCTCGTGGAGCTCAAGCCAGCGAGCGCCAACCCGCAACTCGTGGACATGGCCCGCATGGCCGCAGAATGGGGCGACGGCGTCACCGTGAGCGGCATCGTCAGCGGCGAGCCAGGCAAGTCCGGCGAGACGTACCGCGGTGTGGCAACGCGTCTGGAGCGGGCAGTCAAGCAGTTGTCGGTCGCCGGGGTGAAGTACCTCGACTTCCTCAGCCAGATCTTGCGGAACAACGCGAAGCTCAATGCGATGTTCCTGCCGGAGGGCGAGGTCGTCGAGGTAGTGAACGACATGGGGGCGATGGACCTGGCGGACGTGAACCGGGAGCTCTACCGGCGGGACTACAAGGTTACGTTCTCGGCAGACGTGCGGTTTGCCTCGCAGGCCCAGCGGATCGCGGAGGCCGACGAGATCGTCCAGATGATCGGGACGCTCCCGCCGCTCCAGCAGAACCCGGCCTTCGTGTACGCCGCCATCAAGGACTCCCTGATGGCTCGAGGGAAGCGCCACCTGGTTCCGCTGCTTGGGCCGCCTCCGCCGGCACCTGAGATGCCGATGGGCTCCCAGCCGCCTCCGCCTCCTCCTGGTGCGCCTGGCGCTCCGGCAGGAGGTGGAGGGGCTCCTGCCATCCCGACGGGAGCTGGCCCTGAGCCTGGCGCCGTCCCTGGCCCGCAGCCTGGGCCTGAGGTCCAGGCATGAACCAGTGGGGGCAAGACTTCCACACGGTGAAGGTGCTCAAGGGCCTGCAGGACGCTCTCGACAACGTCAAGTCTGCCATCGTGGCCATGGCCAAGACGGAGTCGGTGGAGATCCTGCGTCTGCTTTCGGGCGAGCGCATCGGCCTGGAGACGGCCATCGCAATCGTCCAAAAACAAAGGAGAGAAGGAGATGACGAGTCTGCTTGAGGAGAGACGCAAGAAGTACGAGATCCCAGAGGCGCTCTACCAGCCGGTGTTCGACCGCGTGTTGATCTACCAGGTACCCACCGTCGAGAGCGAGACGTTCGCCTCGACACTGAACCCTGGCGAGGCTTCGACGCTCATCCGGCCGGAGACGACGAAGAGGAGAGAGCAACGGCAGAGCCCCCGTGGCGTGATCGTGGCCATGGGGCTCAAGGCGAAGGAGATCTTGCAGGACCACGGGGTCGACCTGGGACACATCGTCTGGTTCGCCCGGATGGCGATGTGGAAGCACGAGGTCGACTCCTCCCTGAAGGAGTTCGCGATCATCCATGCCGGTGAGATCTGCGGGTCGGAGGACTTGCTCACCGAGATGACGGTGGGCGGCCTTACGTGGCGATACGACACGAAGATCACAAAGGACAAAGGCCAGTGGGTGCTCAGCACACATCTTGGCGGAGAGCGGTCTGACCCGCAGGAATGGAGCGACCAATGAGCAAGCCGAAGGAAGTTGAGCTCGAGCAGGACGACGTCGAGGGCATCGACGGAGAAGCCCCTCCGACGATGGTGGTGGACCCGGAGGCGGACGACGAGAAGGAAGTCGTTAGAGCTGCTCCGCCGGCGGGTCACATGTCTCGCCGCGAGCGGGACCGCATCGAGCGCGAGGAGCGCGAGGCCAGGAATGAGGCCCGCCACAAGGAGATGATGGCGGCCTTCAGCGCCCTCCTCGCCGCCCGCCAGGAGCCAGCCGCGGCCCACCGCGTGCAGCAGCAGGCGCCCGACGTGAACCCGGACATGGACCGGATCCGCGCCCAGCGCCGCCTTCTCGTCAAGCAACTCCAGAAGCCCAACCTCTCGGAGTCAGAGTCGGAGCGCATCGAGGCCGAGTTCGAGCGCCTCTACGAAGAGCAGACAGCGTCGTATGTGCGGAAATATGCTCCTCAGACGACGCAGGGGATGTCCGAGGTAGACGTAGGGCGCGTCATCTTGGCGAACGAGTACCCTGAGATCTACGCCAACCCGCACGCCGCGAAGAGCGCGGAGCTCGAGTACCACCTGCTCCTGGCCCAGGGCCAGCAGGCTGGTATCTCAACCGCCAAGATGGCGTGCCAGAACGTGAAGGAGAAGCTAGGGCTCGGCGCGAAGACGGAGTCGGACGGGCAACGCGCCAAGTACACGGGCGTCGGCTCGAAGCCAGCCGGCGGGACCGCTTCCGGCCCGCGCAAGGTCACCCTGAGCAAGGGCGACATGAGGATGGCCCGCGAGTACGCCAAGGGCCGGGCGAAGGACGACAACGAGGCCGCGTCCATCTACATCAAAGAGGTCTTGCTTCCAGCGGGGGTGGTTTGACGCCCAACACCAGGGACCGACATCCCGGTCGTTAGACCACCCCTTAGGGGCCGTCGCCGGCCCCGGGGGGACGCCATGCCAGGATAAGGCGTGAACCCTGGCGCTCTCCCTATCCTCGTGTCTCCTTCCACACGGTCGAGGATGGGGAGAGTTTTTTTTGTTGACTTCCTGAGTTTTTGCCCGTCAAAATTGTAATCGACCCCAGGGTCCGTCAACGACGGTTGAGGCCCCGCGGCGGACGCACCGCCAGGCCCCTGGGGAGCTTCGCGGCGCGCACCTCCTCCCCAGGACTGGAGAGAGCATGGCCCGCAAGCGCGTTGATCCGATGTTCCGACCACCCAGTGGCGTGCAGCCTTGGGAACGGCTGACCAACCTCGACCCTGACCGTCACTATGTCTGGGTCAATCCGAACGAACCCTCTACAGGGGCCGAGTACTACGCCGGCCTGGGGTACGAGCCGGAGAAGTACAGGAAGGACGGCCCCAAGCCTCGTGTCGCTCACATGTTCTCGGAAGGGTCGACGATCACGTGCCAAGGGCTCGTTCTCATGAGTTGTCCCATGGAGCACCGTCTGCAGATGGATGCCGATGGCCAGGCGCGAGTCGACGCGTACGAGGCGAGGATTGTCCGCCCCGGTGGCATTGACGGCTTCCGCGGAATGGGTCCTGGGACGAAGATCGTCAACGAAACGACTGAGTCCTTCAACGAATCAGGAGTCTGACAATGGCTAACAACACGTCTCGCGGCGGATTCCGTTTCCGCCGTATGCGGAATGGCACCGGGACTCTCCCGGCCATCGAGCTTCGCACCGTCGCCACTGGCTATGGCACCGGCATCTTCAAGGGCGACCCGCTCATCATCCTCAGCGACGGCACCGTGGCGGTCGCTCCTGCTGTTTCCAGCCCTGTCTACGCCATCGCCGATGGCGCTGAGCAGTACTGGGATGGCACGGCGATCCGTCGCGGCAACTACCTCCCCGCCTCGACGTCGTGGGGCACGGTGCGCGAGCGCCGTAGCGTCGTTCGATGCATCCCGGTGCGCGATGCGGTCTTCGAGGCTGACGCCGATGATGCGACGTCGCTTACCACCGAGACGGCATACGAGGGCGCCATCGGAAACAACGTGAGCCACGCGGCTGGCAGCGGCGGCTCCACCTCGAGCGGGCTTTCGAGCTACTCACTGGACATCAGCACCACGGCGACCACCCAGGGCGTCGTCTGGCGCATCATCGGTATCTCGAGCACCGCCGAGAACCAGGATTTCACTGGCACCGGCGTCAAGCTGTTGGTCGAGGCGAACGTCAGCGACGAGCCTCAGTTCAACGGTGGCACCACTGGCGTCTAAGCCTAACGGAGAACCATCATGTCTTTGATCACTACCTCCACGACAGTCCGCAATCTCAAGCTCACGCTTGACAAGATCGTCACCGACAAGAACGACGGCCTCGAGGCTGCTCTCATCCTCAAGGAGTACTTCGACCGCGAGACGATGGATGAAAATTACGTCGACGACGCCGAGGTCGGCGGCCCCGGGTTGGCCACCGAGAAGTCCGAGGCCCAGGAGCTCGACGTTGGCTCGCTGAACGACGGCTACATCAGCCGTTACACGGCGCGCAAGTTCGGCCTCAAAATGATCGTCTCGGAAGAGGCCCTCGAGGACGGGCGCTACCCCAAATACATCGACGCAGCACGCCGGCTCAAGCGGGCGCTCTACAAGACGATGGACATTGACGCGGCGAACGTCCTGAACAGGGCCACCTCCGCCTCGTATGTGGGTGGCGACGGCGTGGCGCTGGCGTCTGCCTCGCACACTCTGCCTGGCGGCGGCACGTTCTCGAACACGCTGTCGACGCCGATGTCGCCGTCCCGCGCGGCGCTCATCGTCATCAGCCAGAACCTGATGCAGACTCCTGGTCACGACGGCGTGACGGAGCCTCTGAAGCCGACCAAGATCGTCTGCCCGGTCGCCCAGTGGGGCGCCTGGGAAGGCATCGTGGGCAGCGAGAAGGTGCCGGAGAGCCCGAACAACGAGATCAACGTCGTTCGGTCGAAGCTGAAGCTCGAGGTGGTCCCGGTCCCGTACTGGACCGCGAGCACCACGAACTGGCTCGTGAAGACGGATGCCGAGAACGGCCTGGTCTGGAAGGACCGGCGCAAGGCTCGCAGCCGCTCGTGGACGGACAACGACGTGGAGGCGCTCAAGTACGCGATCTCGGCCCGCTGGGCTCGCGGCTGGAGCAATCCCCGCGGCGTCTACTACTCCAACGCCTAAACGGCCGGAAGGAACACCACCATGTATGGCATCCACACATACCCGCAGATCCCGTACTTCCGGTCGGACAGCGGCGTGAACCTGGGCTACGGCGTGAGCCTCCCGCCCGGTGGGAACGTCATCTACTGCCGGTCGACGGGCGTTGCGGACTTCGACCCGCCTGAGCTCACGGGGCGCATCGTCCCGACGCTCGCGGCGGCGCTGTCGCAGTGTCGTTCTGGGAAGATGGACACGGTCGTCCTCCTTCCTGGGCACGCTGAGACGGTGTCGACCGCGACGATGCTCGACAACCTCGTGGCCGGCACCCGGATCTTGGGCGTTGGCCATGGCACGAACCGACCGACGTTCACGTTCTCGGCCACCACTTCCAAGTGGACGGTCGACAACGCCGATGTCGTGATCAGCAACTGCATCATCCGGAACACTGCCGTCGTGGCGAATACCATCGACGCGCAGGCGGCGAACTTCGCGTTCATTGGGAACGAGTTCATCACCTCGCTCGGCACGGGTAGCGTTGCGACGCTCGGAGTCACCGTGAGCTCGGTTGGAAGCACGGGATGCCAGATCATCGGGAACAAGTTCTACGGAACTGGTCCTGCGGCTGGCCTCACCTGCACGCCTATCAAGGTCACGGGCGCCACGGAAGACCTCGTGATTGCCAACAACCGGATGATCTGCCAGACGGCGTCGAACGGTTGCATCGGCGTCACGGCGGCTGCGACGAACATCCTGATCGACAACAACATCCTGTACAGCACCCAGACGGCCTCTACCTCCGGGATCACCATCGCGGATGTGGCTTCCTCTGGTCTGGTGACGCGCAACCTGCTCGGCGTCTTCACCGACGCCACGGCCGGCACGCGCGGCATCGTGATCACCGGGACCACGAGCACGATCTTCTTTGCCGAGAACTACGGTACCGACGAGTCTCGGAAGAGCGGTCTGCTCACCCCGGTTGCCTGCACCTAACATCACTCCTCGCCCCCCGCTGGCCAGTTCTCTCCACTGGCTGGCGGGGGCTCCTCTAGGGAGACACGATGCCCACGGCGTTCTATCCATCTGGCCTTGGCGGTTCTGCTGGCAGCTCGGTCGTCACGGCAGAGCACGTCGTCGCATCGTCGTCGGTTGTCTACGTCGATCCTGTCAACGGATCGGCGTCTAACGACGGGCTCTCACGGGCGACAGCCCTGGCGTCTCTCGACGACGTCACGTTTGCAGACGGACTGACCGTCGTACTGATGGGGGATGACAACCCTACTCCAGGCATTGCCTCCTCAGTCTCTTCTGGAATAAAAATAACCAACTCGTCTGTGACCATTGTTGGAGAAGGAGACTCTAGCCCGACGATTTCCCTGGGTGTTGCTGCCGCTCCAATCGGATTCACGGTGTACGGTATCAACGTCAGCGGCGCCAATGTCTCGTTTGAGAACCTAGCGTTTTCTTTCGAGGAGCTGCCAGGCGTGGAGGCAACAAGCACATACCTGTATGCCACCGGCAACGGGCTCACGTTCCGCGACTGCTCGTTCGGGAGCGACGACACATGGGACGTTGACGTCGCGTCGACTGGCACTCCGATCACATTCATTGGGTGTACATTCGACTCTATTCTGACGACGAGCAACGGGTCGCGGTCGCTTGTGTTTGAAGACTGCTCCGGCCCTATCAACTGCGAGGCGTCTGACATTGTTCTTGCCAGAGATCTAACGCCATCCGGGGCGGTCGGCCCGCTCATTCAGGACCTGTCCCTTGCGTCGACGGTGGCGATGACCATCGCCGCGGAGGACGGCGCCGACGTCCTCTTGCCACAAGTCCATTTGCTTCCGCGCGGGTTGGGCGACGGATACGGCTCAACGTGGGCTTCCTGTCGGCCTGCCGCCATGACCAGCCTGTCTGTCTGGTTTGATTCTAGCGTAGCCGCAGCCGGCGATGGGTCGAAGAATAGCCCGTACTCTTCGCTGAGCGCGGGGGCCACTTCCAATAATTTCCTTGCCTCAGGTCATAATGAGACGCTGACGGCGACGATTGCCATGTCAACCGGGAACATCCTGTGTGGGCGCGGCTCTGGCACCTCTATGTCCAAGCTCAGGTGGACGCCGGCAGTAGGAACGAGCGCCAGTACGATCCGCTGCACCGATCCGGGGGCGACAGCCTACATCGAGAACGTCTGGTTCGGAGGTGCGACGGAGTCCAGTTTTGGCTACAATGGGCAAGTCCTGATGGCGTCCGCCACTGGCCTCCTCGTGGTCCGCAACTGTATCTTCGACTGCGGAGCGTACGATCTTTCTCCTGGGCTATACATGGGTTCCAGCGGAGCGGCTTTTCTCCGCCTCGAGGGATGCACCTTCCGCTCGACGGCGACCTCCGCGTCGGCCAGGCCGCAGTACGGACTCCATGTCAACGCCTCCAGCGCGCACGTGTCTCTCGTGGACTGCACGTTCGACGGCGGCACGTACGGGTTCGCTGGAAGCTCCAACGGGTACGCGGCCCACATCACGGCGTCCGGAGTGAAGATCCAAGGGCTGCGCCTCCTCAACAACGCCCGCATCTACGTCGTCTCCACGGCGAAGGGATACGTCGCGGACGACTCGGCAGACCACGCCGCAGCGGGGATCGTCTGGTGAGGACTATCGGTCGCCACTTCCCGAAGAGTCGCGCAGGCGACTTCCAGGTCATGTGCGACTACTGCGGCGTATACTGGTATCGTAGCAAGATGCGCCTCGACGCCGCTGGATACCTCGCCTGCCCTGACGACCAGAAGGGCCTCGACGTCGTCTCGCTGGCCAGGGGCAACGCAGCCTCCGCGGCCTCCATGCCCGTCATCAAGGGAAGGGTCAAGCGCCAATGACCGTGTCTTCGACTTCAACGTTTGAGCTGACGCGAGATCAGCTCATCCGCCGCGCCTACCAACTCGCCGGCGCCCTGGACGCCAGCCAGCAGCCGACCGGGAACGACATCTCCCTGGCCGCCGACATCCTTGGGATGGAGCTCGACTTCCTGCAGGCAGAGGGAATCATCCTGCGGACGGTCGTGCTCGACACCGTGGCCCTCGTCGACGGGACCGCCGAGTATACCCTCGACTCTGACACGGTCGACGTGGTGGTCGAGCCCGACGGCAAGGCTGGCATGGTCTGGGAGACGGCCGGCAGCGAAACCATGGTCCGTTCGATCTCCAGGGCGGACTACCAGGCGCTCGGGAACAAGACGGTCGAGGGAACACCGACTCTCTGCTGGATCAACCGCGGCGCCACCATCACCGCGACCTTCTGGCCCGTCCCGTCTGCGTCCATGACGTTCCGCTTCTCGAAGGTGCGGCTCCTGTACGACGCGGCGCCTGGGTCGACCACGATGGATTTCGCCAGGAAGTGGCAGAAGCCGCTGGTCTACTCGATGGCCTACCAAATCGCCTTGGCGAAGGGAGCCCCGCTCGACAGGGTCGGGTTCCTGAAGAACACCGCCGAGGAACTCAAGAAGATCGCCCTCAGCGACGAGCACCAGCGGGGGCACGGACAATTCGCCATCTATCGGTGGGGGTACTGATGCATCTCATTTCGGCTCTTGCAGCAGGGTTCGTCGACGCTCCGTCTGGGTCCGTTGCCATCTGGCAGCACGGGACTACGACGAACGCCACGGTCTACAGCGACTTCGATGGCACCACCGTCATCACCTCGAGGGCGCTCGACGCCAACGGCCGCCTGGTCGTCTACGTCGACGAGATCGTGGACGTGGTGGTCTACGATGCCGATGGAGCCACGGTCGCCACGTTCACCGAAGCGTCGCTGGCCCAGTCCGTGGCCGTCCGAAACGACATGTTCACCGGCAGCAACCCCGACGGGTCCACGGCCGCCGGCGGGCTAACCGACCTGGACACGGCGCTCTCGCTGCTCCACACCTCTCTCGGCACGACGGATGGGAAGGTACTGATCAGCGGCACGGCGACCTATCTCAAGGACGCCATCACCGCTGCCCAGGCCGGCGTCTACTTCAACGTCGTCTCCGACTACGGCGCCGAGGGCGATGGCGTCACCGACGACACGGCTTCATTCGTGGCTGCCATCGCAGCGGCCAGCGCGGCGGGCGGAGGCACGGTGATCATCCCGCAGGCTTCCGCAAACTACCTCGTGAGCAGCGCCATCACGTTGACGAATGGCGTGTCGCTACTTGGCTGCGGGCCGGGAAGCTACATCCGTGCCGGCGCGACGACGTTCTCGCGGATGTTCGTGCTAGGCGGTAACAACGTGATCGCCAACCTGTCGTTCGGGTGCAACCCAAGCGACGCCGTCCTCGACGACTCGGCTGGCGCCATCGCCTCCGGTGTGCGCATCGTCAACTGCCTCTTCCTGAACCGCACCGGCGGGTTCGGCGGCACCGCCCTGCGGGTGTCGAACGCCTCCCGTGGAATCGTCATGACCGGCAATATCGTGTCGAGCATGACGTACGGGATCAACAGCACACACACTGCGCTGGCAGATGGAGTCACCGCCGTTGGCAACGTGTTCGTAGACTCCCAGGTCCGCTCGTGCGGACAGTTCGCGGGGAACAAGCACTACTCGGCAACGACGAACCTCACAAACGGACAGATGTTCCGTGTGCCGCTCGCTGGATCTCACCTCGCGGTGTCAGGGTGCGGTTTTGAGGGGTCTGCGTCGCAGGCGGCGTTCTTCTTTGAGGCTAACCCGGTGTACGCCGCCAACACGATCAGTATCTCCGGATGCACCTATGACGGCGTCGTCCCCATTACGAACACGTGCAGCGGACTAACAGGTACGACGTTGGCTCAGACGAACAACGTAAGGTGGCCCGACCTGGAGCGAACGAAGAAGGACACGACGAGCGTTTCTGGCGCCGCAACCAACTATACCTTTGACACGACGTTCGGCATCCAGGTGATCGAAACGGCAACGTCGGCTGTCACTTCGCTGTCTTTTGGCGCTCCGACTACTTACGCGCACAACGGGCAACAGGCCACGCTCCTGGTGCGCAACGCTGGGTCTGGCTCACTGGCCCTCACATGGAACTCTGCGTTCCGGGTCACTTCTTCGACGGCAATTTCAGCCGGATCGTCACAGAGCTGGGGCTTCACCTTCTCGACCCACCTCAACAAGTGGGTGATGACGAGCACCACTGGGAACATGACCTGATGCCCGTCGAGCGCCTCATATTCGGGAACGCCCAGGAGTCCTCCAACGAGGAGCTTGCTGGGGCGTCTCCGCTCGCCGTCAACGTCCTCGTCGACGGGAGAGGCACGGTCAAGCGCCGCCCTGGTATCAAGGCGTACTCCGACGC